CGGGGCCGGGCGCGGGCTCTCGGTGGATGTCCTGCTCCTCGACGAGTTGCGCGAGCATCGCGATTATCTGGCCTGGGCCGCGCTGAGCAAGACCACCTTGGCCCGGCCGGACGCGCTGATCTGCGCCGTGAGCAACGCGGGCGACGACGGCTCGATCGTGCTGAACGATCTCCGTGCTCGGGCCCTGGACGCCATCGGTGCGGCGCTGGCCCGGCCGGGTGCCATCCAGGGCGATGACGGGGCGGTGCTCGATCCGTCCGGCGGGCTGTTCCTGGCCGAGTGGTCGGCCCCGGATAACTGCGCGCTGGACGATCCGGCGGGCTGGTCCGCGGCGATGCCGGGGCTCAACATCGACACCGTCGGCCCGGACGGCGTCTTCCGCCCGGCGCCGATCACCACCGAGGCCGTGATCGGCTTCCTGGGGACCGACCCGGCGCCGGTGTTCCGGACCGAGTTGCTCTGTCAGCGGGTCGGGGCCCTGCTCACCGCGTTCGATCCGATCGAGTGGGCGGCCTGCGCGGACCCCACGTTCAGCCTGCGCGGCGTCCGGGACGCGGTCGCGGTGTGCGTCGATGTGGCCCTGGACGGCGAGCACGTGACCGCCTGCGGGGCGGCCCGGGTGCCCGGCGCGCCGGGCGCGGTCGGGGTGGCCGTGCTCGGCGCCTGGTCGGGTCGCTCGGCGGTGGCGGCGGCCGAGCGGGCGTTGCCCTCGATCCTGCGGGTGATCGCGCCCATCGAGATCGGTTGGTTCCCGACGTCGCCGGTCGGCTCGCTCGGGCCGGTGCTGCGCTCACTGCGCCGGACCACCCGGCGGACCGTCCCGCAGATCAAGGACGGCAAGATCATTCTCGAGGATGATCATGAAGCGGCCCGGATGTCCGCGGTGCTCGAACGGGAGGCGGCCCAGGGGTTCGCCGAGTTGATCCGGTCCCGGCGGCTGGTGCACCCGGGGGACCCGCTGCTGGACGCTCAGGCGGTCGCGGCGCAACGCGTCGAGGTGGCCGGGGGCGAGAGCGGCTGGCGGCTCACCCGGCGCGGTGGCGGGCACGTGAACGCGGTCTACGCGGCGGCCGGGGCGTGCCACCTGGCGCGGGCCGCGCCCGAGGTGCCGCGGACTCCGCAGCGGGCCCAGATCTACTGACAGCGCATCGTCAATTTTGAGGGTTCTGAGGGTCTGAAGGGGGTGAGGGCGTGGAACGGATGGCCCTGGCATTGCAGGTGCTCGGCGGGCTGGCGGTCGTGCTCGGTCTGTTCGCGGCGCTGCGCTGGGAGCTGGCGGTGCTGGTCGTCGGCGGCCTGGTGCTCGCGGTCGGCACGGTGCTGGAGGTGGCCCACCACCCGCGGGTGCGCGCGGTGGCCGTGCCGAGCCTGGCCGAACAGCGCGCACACAGCCTGGCCGATCGGGCCCAGCATGCGAGCGGGCGGTAACCGGTGGGCCTCGGGCAGATCTTCACTCGATCACTGAAGATCGAGACGGTGGAGGCGGCGGTCAGCGCCCGGGACACGATCACCGACGTGATCGTCAGCGGCAACGGCGGTCAGTACCCGCTCGGCGGCCACGGCACCGGGCCCTACCGCGGCACCCTCCAGATTGCGGCGGCCTGGCGGGCGTCGATGTTGCTCTCGGATCTGCTGGGGCGCCTGCCCTGGGACGAGTACCGGACCCCGCCCGGGGCCGAACCGGACGACCCGCCCGAGTTGCTGCCGACCCCACCGATCCTCCAGCAACCGGCTCCGCCGGACACCCGGATCGTCACCCTGTCCAGTCTCGGGCTCGATGCGCTGTTCCACGGGAACGCCATCGGGATCTACGCGGACCGTGATCGGCTCGGCTACCCGACGGCGATCACCCCGGTCGAGGCGGACTACGTGTGGATCAAACGGGTCGAGCGGGCGGACGGGCTGTCCTACCCGCTCGGCAGCGCGGCCTACTGGATCGGCCCGTCCCCGAATCCCTCGATCGACCCGCATGCGGTGGGCCGGTGGTACGGCCAAGACGAGATCTTCCACGTGAAGGGCCCGTGCCGCCCCGGCGCGCTGCGCGGGATGGGCGTGCTGGAGGCCGGGCTACAGCCGGGCGGCGCGCTCTCCCTCGCTGCGTCGCTGAACGATCAGGCGGCCTCGGGCGCGCTGTCCGGCGTGCCCACCGTGCATATCAAGTCCTACGACCCCGACTTCGACCAGACCCAAGCAACGGAATTGAAAGCAAAGGCCACCGAGACCCAGCGGATCCGGTCCGCGATGGTGACGAATGCGCTGGTCGATGTGACCCCGATCGCCTGGAATCCGACCGAGACGCAATTGCTGGAGGCTCGGCGATTGTCGCTCGTCGAGGTGGCAAACCTTTTCGGGGTCGATGCCGAGTGGGTGAATGCCGGGCAGATCTCCGGCACGTATCAGAACATCGAACAGAAGGGGATCGACTTCCTGCGGCATTCCGCGGGGGGTTGGCTGGCCCGATTCGAGCAATCATTCTCGCTGGTCCGGCCACGTGGCCATTGGGTGGAGGCGAACCGGAACGCCGAATTGCAGGCGGACACGATGACCCGTTATCAGGTCTATGAGATCGCCATCCGTAACGGGGTGTTGACCCGGGACGAGTGCCGGGCCCTGGAGCGGCGGCCACCGCTCACCCCGACCCAGCGCATCGAGGCGCTGCCCGCGAGCGACGCGCACGAACCGGCCGGACCGCCCGGCAGCAATGACCAGCCGGGCGGCGTCCCGGCGCCCAAGGGATCGCGCAACCCGGGCAAGACGGGGTCCCAGGGGCCCAGCCACGGGGCCGGGCGACGGCTCGCGGCGGCCCGATCCGAGCACGGACACGACTCGGCCGGTGAGCGCATCGGGGATCGGTGGACATGATGATCAGCCCTGCGGAGTTCTATCGGGCGGCCGTTGACCCGGACTGGTCAGCGCCGGTCGGCCCGTTCACCGACGAGGAGTTGCGGGCGGACACCCATCCGGGCGACGCCGGGCAGCTCAAGAAATACTGGCTATCCAAAGAGGGGCTGGCGAAATGGGCGACGAAACCGCATCCCTGGACGGCCCTTTATCACCACATTCTCAAACACGTCGGCAATCCGGAGAAGGCCAAGCGCATCGCCTCGCAGTGGTATCACGACCATTTCGGGCACTGGCCGGGTGAGCGCAAGGGTAAGAATCCGGTCGGCAAGGGATGATTCGTTCGTGGCTGCGGCACCGATACCGGGAATGGCGTGAATCGTTCGTCATCCTCCCCCGACCGGAACGGAAACCTATGACCGTCGATCCGCCACCGCCGGTGACCGACACGCCCGGCCCCGATGTGCCCACCTCGGCCACGCTGCCGTATGCCCGACTCGAATACGGGGACGACGGGACCCGGGTGCCCTATACGACACCCACCGCTACCGGTTTCGGGAGAATCGTGAAGCAATCACTGACCAAGAAAAGCCGTATGGACCTCGGGCGGCGCATGATTGCGATGTGCTCGCTCGGTGGCTGGCAGTCGACCACGCTCAATCCGGATATGGCCGATGTCGAGAAACTGACCATCGTCACGGCCCGATTCGGCAAGATCGCGGCCGAGGACGATTCGGACGCGCTCTATGCCGAGCTGATCGAGCTGTCCGCGACCACGATGGGATGGGCCCAGGGAATCGCCCGGCGACAGGCGAAGGAGCGCAAGCGCAAGTCGCGGGAACAGCGCCGGGCCCGTAAGCGGGGCAAGGGTAAGGACAAGGGAGGAAAGGGTGAAGATGGGTGACCGACGATCCGCTCGATCCGGCCCTGTTCGTCGCGCTATTTCTCGGCGTGACCGGAACGGTGTACGCAATGGGTGAGCCACAGACCAAGACCGAGACGCGGCTACGACTCGTCACCCTGATCCTCTGCGCGGTCATTGCGGTGGTGATGGTGTTCTGGTTGGTGACGACCGTTCTGCACCGGGCCGGTTGGGCCTAGAGGAAAGGAACGGATCATGCCAATGGAGACCCTCTATCGTCCGGTGACGACGACACTGGAGATCCGCAGCGCGGCCGAGGGCGGATCGGACGGCCGGACGGTGACCGGGATCGCGGTCCCGTGGAACCACCCGCAGCGGATCGATGATCACCTGGTCGAGCAGTTCGAGCAGGGCAGCGCCGATCACGTGATCTCGGCCGGGCTGCGCGGCCAGGCGCCCGGCGGACTGCCCGCGTACCGGGTCCACTTCGCCCGTGAGCACGTCCGCCAGGGCGGGTCGCCTATCGGGCGCACCGTCGAGCTACGGGACGACGCAGCGGGCCTGTGGGGCGCCTGGCGGGTGTCCTCGACGTCGCTCGGTGACGAGACCCTGGAACTGGTCCGGGATCAGGTCTACCGGGAGCTGTCGATCGGGTTCCGCAGTGCGCCCGGCTGGGAGCGGCGGCTGCCGTCCGGCACGGTGAGCCGGACCCGGTTCGACCTGTTCGAGGTGGCGCTGGTGCTACGCGGGGCGTACGCCGAGGCGGCGGCGGTGACCGGCACCCGGGACGAGGAGGACGGCGCGGCCCGGCTGGCCCGGGCCCGAACGATCATGGCCGGGTGGCCGATGGTCACCCCGCACGGGGTGAGCGTCCGATGACCACCGTGGGCCGCGGGCGACGGGTGGCGGCCGAGGGGATCGGCACGTTCGTCCTGGTGTTCTATGCGGTCGGCTCGGCGGTGTTCGGGATCAAAGAGATCTTCCCGGTCGGGGTGGCGCTGGCGTTCGGGTTCCTGTTGCTGGCGCTGGCCTACGGCATCGGCCCGATCAGCGGCGCGCACGTGAATCCGGCGGTGACCCTCGGCGTGCTGGCGGGTCGCGGGATCAGCGGGGCCGAGGCGGGGGCGTACATGCTCGCGCAGGTGCTCGGCGCCATCGCGGCCGGTGGCCTGCTCAAGGTGATGACCACGGTCGGCGGGGTCACCGACAACACGGGCGCGCTCGGCACCAACGCGTGGGGCAAGAGCGTGAACGGGATCGGCGCGTTCCTGTTCGAGATGCTCGGCACCGCGCTGTTGGTGCTGGTGGTCCTGCTCACCACCCGGGCCGCGCACCCCTCGCCGGGGCATGCCGGGCTGGCCATCGGACTCGTCCTCACCGTGATCCATCTTGTCGGTATCCCGCTGACCGGAACCGGGGTGAATCCGGCTCGGTCGATCGGTCCGGCGCTGTTCTACTGGCCCGCTCTGCCACAGTTGTGGCTGTTCATCGTGGCCCCGCTGGTCGGTGCCGCGCTGGCCGCGGGAGTCGCCCGGTTGCTGGTCCCGGTGCACCGGGAGCGAGTCGAGCGCACGCGCGATGACCGACCCGGGGAGGCCGTTCTGTGAGGATGCCCCGATGACGACCGGCACTGGCATCTACTACGAAACCCGCCCGCGGCCCCGCGAGGAGCTGTTGACCCCGGTCCGCGATGAACACGTGTGGCTGGCCATCGCCTGTTTCCGGGTCCAGCCCGAGACGTTGCGCGGCCAGCGCACCGACCAGATCCACCTCGATCGGGAGAATCTGTCCACCATCGAGGTCGGCTGTTACGTCTGCGAACAGCCATGGTCGGAGCGGCTGTCCTACCGGCGCTGTCCCGGCGAGCCGGTCGCCCCGGACCCTGCCGCGTGACATCGCGCTGTCAATGGCGCTAGCCTCGCCCCGATTCCCGGTTCCCCGGTGATCGCCCGCTCGGCGTCCTGACTTCGATCAGCACCCCGGCCAGCGATACGACTCGGCACCCCGGTCCCCTCATCCCATGCCCTGACCGGGAGCCGTCATGTTCGTTCGCCTGTTCCTGCTGGCCACCGCGCTCACGCTGCACCGACGCGCTCCCGGTGGATCCGCCGTACTCACCCGACGTCGTGAGGAGTTCACGACGATCCACGAACGCACCCGCGGCGTCATCGATGCCGCCGCGGGTGCCGAGAACGGCACCGGGCGGGACCTGACCGAGGCCGAGCTGGCCGCGGTGGAGGCGGACCGCACCCGGGCCGAGGCGCTCGCGGTCGAGATCGAGCAACTCGTCGAGGACGAGATCCGGGCCGCCCGAGTGGCCGCCGGATACGCCGAGATCGGCGGCCAGCAGGGGACCGAGAACGCGGGCGGCGGGGACGAGAACCGCGGCGAGCACGACACCTCGGGCTCGGGCGGCGGCACCGGCAACGCGTCCACTCAGGACCGTGACCCCGGGCACTACCGCAGCGTGGCCGAGGGTGGCGAGAACTCATTCTTCGCCGACCTGGTGCGCGGCCGGGAGGGCGACACCGACGCGCAGACACGTCTCCAGGAACACAACCGTGCGCTGTCCACCGGTGTCGCAGGCGCGGGCATCGTGCCGCCCCGGTGGCTGATCGAGGAGTACGAAGCGCTGGCCCGACAGGGCCGGGTGGCCGCGGAACTGGTGCGCCGCATCGAGATCACCAACCCGGCCCCGATGACGTTGCAGCGTCAGACCACCGGCACCGATAACGTGCTGGCCCGACAGGCCACCGAGAACACCCACCCGTCCGAGACGGACGCGTTCGGGACCACGGTGGACGTGGTCACCCCCAAGCCGATCAGCGGCATCCAGGTCGTCTCCCGTCAGATGATCGACATGACCAACCCGGCGGCCGACAACCTGATCTACGGCGACATGCTGTCGGTCTACAACCGCAAGATCGAGGACTCGGTGACCACGGCACTGATCACGGCGGCCGGGGCTCCGGTCGTCGCGGCGATCGCCGAGGCGACGTTCCTCGCCCCGGCGGCCGAGGATGCGATCACGGACGCGGCCATCGCGGTCTGGAACGGGCGCAAGTTGCCCGCGGATGTAGTCCTCATGCGCACGTCCCGGTGGGGCCGGTTCATGAAGTTCCGCGACACCGCGGGGCGGCGGCTCTACCCGGCCGAGGGCGAGCTGGTGAACATCTCGGGCCGCGGTTCGGTGCAGGTGCCGGGCAGCGTCGGCGGGCTCGGAGTCGGCGTGACCGACGGTCTCGGGATCGGGATCGGTGGGGCGGCCCCGGCCGGTTATCCGGAGTCGATCGTCGTGTTCCGTTCGGCGGACACGATTCTGTTCGAGGGCAACATGCTCCGATTCCGCTATGAGGAGGTGGCCGGACCCGAGTCGGTGAAGCTCGGTGTCTGGGCCTATTCCGCGGTGATCGTCCGATACGCGACGACATCGGTTCGTCGTGTCGAGATCGTGGCCTGATCATGCCGGACGTTATCCCGGTCCCGGGCGATGCGCGGACCGAGCAGGTGAGCACCGACGCACAGTCGTGGATCGCGGGCCGGGTCGGTCCACGAACCATTGCGCAGGATGCGCACGCGCCATGGCACACCGAGCCGGGCGTGGACAAGATCTTTCCCGGTGACGTGACCGTCGAGGGGGAGGAATAGCCGATGAGTAGCCCAGTCATCATCGCGCCGGTTCCGGGTGATGCGACGACCGAACAGGTGGCCACCGACGCGCAATCGACCGTCGTCGGTCGGGTGGGTCCCCGCACTATCGCGGAGGACGCGCGGTCGCCCTTTAACGAGACACCCCCCGTGACCAAGGTCGAGCCGGGCCAGGTCGAGGGAACGTGAGGAACTGATCATGGCTGACGAGAACACCACCGCGACCACGGCCGAGCCGACCACGGACGGACCGGACACCGCCACCCGCGAGGAGGCGCCCGGTACCGGCACGCCCGGCACCGCGAGCGCGACCGCCGAGCCGACCGAGGAGGGCACCGCGGCGGCCACCGCTGCCGCACCGACCGGGGCCGGGCCCGAGGGTGGCCCGGTGCCGGGCGACCCGTCGACCGAACCGGTGGCCACCGCGGGTCAGTCGCACGTGGAGGGCCGGGTCGGTCCGGCCACCATCGCGGAGGACCCGGCCGCGTCCTGGCACACGCCCGATGATCTCGAACAGGTCGAGCCGGGCACGGTGACCGAGGATCGCGCCTACTTCCGCGGTGGCCCGGTCCCGGCCGCGCTGCCCGATGCGGTGCTCGCGGCGCAGGCCATCGACTCGGACGATCCGGCGGCCCTGGCAGCGCTGGGGGTGTCCCCGTCCCGATCCGGCGGCCCGGTCCAGGTACCGCCCCGCAGCGGCGCAGCGGGCACTACAGGCCCCGCACAGACCACGGCGGCGCCGGGGTCCTCCGAATCGCCCGCTTCCCCCACGGAGACCTCGGCGTCGCCCGACGCTGGCACGCCTACCGCCACGTCCGTGCAGCCCGGATCCGAGGAGCACACCTCGTCGGGTTCGGATGACAGCGGGACGTCAACGACTCCGGCCGGGACGTCCGACCCGGCCGGATCCACCTCGGAGTCGGGGGGTTCGACGTCGGGGGCTACGGGCTCGACGACTCCGAGCAACTGAGCGGAGAGCTGACGCAATGCGACGCACGATCATGATGGCGCTACTGGCGCCGGTGGTGTCGGGGGTGATGCTCACCGGGGCACCGGTGGCCAACGCCTCGACGGCCGCCCCGACCGGTCTCGTCACGACCGGGCACTTCACCGCCGGTCGACACGGGGACTCGGACCGGGAGCGCTGCGAGCGGCGCCACGGCTGGCACTGGGACCGGCACGACAACCGGTGCGAGCGGGACCGGCACGACGACCGGAATCGTCACGACCGGCACGACAACCGGGACCACAACCGACACGATCGTGATCACAACCGTCACGACCGGGACCACAACCGACACGACCGGGACCACAACCGGCACGACCGGCACGACAACCGGCACGACAACCGGCACGACAACCGGCACCACGACCAGCACGAGAACCGGCGCTGATTGATCATGCCGTGGGCGCCCGCATATGCCACCGTCGACGAACTGCGCGAGTTCGTGCGGATCGACGACGCGGCCGACGACACCGTGATCGAGGGGGCCATCGAGGCTGCCTCACGGTCGATCGACTATGCGTGCGACCCACGGCCTGATCACTTCCGGCAGTTCGGCAAGACGGACACCGTCCAGCCACGCAATTTCACGGCCACGGTCCGCGGGTACGGCCCCGCGGTCCGTGGCCAGTGGGTGGCCGAGACCGACGACATCGCGGACGTGACGGGAATGACGGTCCTGGTCGGTCCTCCCGGCGCGTCGGACGTGGCCACCGGGGTTCTGGGGTTGCCGCGCAATGCGCCGGACCACGGGCGGCCCTTTACCTCGATCGCATTCGCATTGTCCTCGTTGCCCTGTCCGACGCCGATCTCGGATGCGGTCCTGGTCGGGGCCATTTGGGGCTGGCCCGAGGTGCCGGTGCCGATTCACGTGGCGTGCCTCATGCAAGCGTCGCGCCTGCTCTCTCGGCGGGACGCGCCGTTCGGTATCGCGGGCTCCCCAGAGATGGGGTCCGAGATGCGTTTGCTGGCCAAGCTCGATCCCGATGTGGATCTCCTCGTGCAGCCGTACGTGCTGAAGATCGGCACGGTGCTGGCGTGAAGCTGATCGACGTGATGGACGAATTGGGGGTGGCCCTGGGGGCCATTCCCGGACTGCGCGTCAAGTCGTACACGGAGAAGCGGGTCAATCCGCCACAGGCCGTGGTCGCGCTGCCGGGCCGCTATTCCTACGACTCGACGATGGGCCGCGGGTCCGATGACATCGAGCTGTCAATCGTGGTGTTCGTCGGGGTGTCCGATGCGGAGTCCTCGCGGAATGCGATCGGGCAATACGTCGACGGGGCAGGCAATGCGTCGGTGAAGAAAGCGGTTGAGGATCACCAGCCTGCCGGTGCGTACGACGTGGCGCACGTGATGGACGTGCAGTTCCTCATTATGTCCGTGGCGGGTGTCGAGTATCAGACCGCAACGTTCCGGGTGCGTGTCGTCGGGAAAGGGATCATCTAATGGCATTCATCCATGGCAAGGTCACGGTCGTCTCGGTCGGTGGCACCGACATGTCCATATTCGGCACCTCGGCGGAGTACGAGCTGAAGTCGGATTCCCACGACGTCACCGCGTTCGGCGCGGACTTTCACGTGTACTCCGGTGGACTGAAGGACTCCACGCTGAAGCTGGAGGGCACCTACGACGACACCGCCGACGACGGGCCGCGGGCGGCTCTGGAGATCCTCGTCGGGGACGTCACTGAGTTGATCTACAACCCGGAGGGGGCCGGTAGTGGCAAGCCGATCCGCACCTGGAATGCCCTGCTGACGTCCTACACCGAGACGGCCCCGGTCGCAGACATGGTCAAGTTCGCCGCGCAGTTCCAGGGCGCAGGCGCGGTCGTGCTCACCGAGGGCAC